CTCTAAGCAAGGCAGTATCAGCATTGTCAATACCCCAATTGAGTTATGTTACACTAGTACCAGTAGGCGCTATTGGTGCTAATACTCAAGCAGGTACTTGGGCTTGACATCATATGATCACGCTGACTGACAATCAGTTTAATTCAAACGGCTATTGGGATCAGCCCATGGTAAAAATGGTCTACCTTCCTACACCAGAAGACCTTGCCTTATTTGATCAGAACGGATATGATCTTACTGTATTAGAGCAACACTTTGCCTACAGTAATTGGACTACACCTAAAAAGCATAGAGATCATATTTGTGCTATAAAACAAGATTGGTTTACGCAATTAGATCGTCTTGAAGGAGCACACTTAAACCACAGTTTGTTATTTGAACGCAAGGCCTACTTAGGGCAAGCACGAGAACAACTTGAATATTGGGCTAACAAATTACCTTTAATCAATAAGCTATTGGCTCTTCGCCCCAAATGGGGATTAGATTTTTCCATGGACTATGTAGATCGTAGGGGCAATGTATTTGAAGTCTTACACTGGGAGTACGATGGTTTTGACTATGACGAAGTACAGGTACGCAAACTACAGGTACAGGCTAAACTTGCCACTATAGATTGGGATGATGCCGCTGAACAAATACTCAAGCATAAAGATGAATGGCATCATTTGGACTTTTTTGCTCAAAGCCGTTGGAAATGTAACTATTTTGGTGTTCCCGAAGAACGTTTCAAAATGGTCGCTTGGCAATAAATAAAGTACAACTTTAACTACCTAAAGGGGAAATATGAAAAAATTATTAGCAGGGCTGTTTTTAGCTCTAACAGCTCTAGCAAGTGTAAATTCCTACGCTTGGACACAACGAGCACCACAAGATCCACAGACATGTCGAGTACATGCTCCATACGGATTTCCACAAACAGCAGGTGTAAGCCCAATTTGTCGTCAAGCATATCTAGTTGGATATGATGCGGCTGCTAAACTACCAAAGTATGTGACCTACGAACTATTGCCACAGAACGCACTAGGTTGTGTAGCACGTACAAACGCTTTCGTTGCTGACCAATCAGTACCTAACGGTCCTACTCCGGGAGACTACGTTGGCACAGGCTATGACAAAGGACATATGAGTCCAGATGGTGACTTATCATGGGACGTTCAAGTAGAGTTTGAATCATTCCTAATGACCAACATGAGTCCACAAGCTGGTTCATTGAATCGCGGTATTTGGAAACTATTGGAAACTTCAGTACGTGGCTGGACAGTACAGCGTAATCAATCATACACAGTATATGTAGGAGGTGTTTATGATACAAGCGATAAGAAGATCGGCAACGGCGTTGTTGTTCCACATGGCTTTTATAAAATTGTTATCAATAATCAAACCAACGAAGTAGCAGGATGGGCATTCCCACACGTTGCTCCGTATCCAAACTTGGGCAATGACTTGACCAAGTTCCGTTTGCCTATTGCACAGATTCAACAGGCCGCAGGAGTAAAATATGCGTTTCCAGCTAATGCTAAAGAGCTAGCACCTGGTGCAGAATGGCCAGTTGACTTTGGAGCTTTGACAAATGCAAAACGTGCCAAGTGTGGCGCGAATGCAGGTACTGATTAAAAGAACACACTACCTTAGGACGTTATGCGTTACTAGTGTGCGACCGGCTGCTGGTCTAGAGCGTTTGGGAGTCGTGCCCCGGAAGGCGCTTTTAAAGTGAGCAATTTTTTATGAACATAATTTTATACACTCTGATGGTAACACATATTACAATTGTATGCGTTACTCTATATCTACATCGTGGTCAGGCACATAGAGGAATCATATTTCACCCAATACTAGAACACTTTATGCGTTTCTGGCTTTGGCTAACAACTGGTATGGTTACAAAACAATGGGTGGCTATACATCGTAAACATCATAGATTCAGTGACATTGAAGGTGATCCACATACACCGCATGTATACGGTATTAAACGGGTATTCTTTAAAGGTTGGCTACTGTATCACGCTGCCGGCAAAGATGTCGCAATGATCGAACAGTACGGCAAAGGTACGCCCGATGACTGGATCGAACGTAACATTTACTCCACCCACAGTCGCTTGGGTATTCTTTTAATGCTGGTCATAGACTGCTTGTTCTTTGGACCGTGGGGTCTGCTGGTGTGGGGTATTCAAATGATATGGATTCCGTTATGGGCCGCAGGAGTTATCAACGGACTAGCACATTGGTGGGGATATAGAAATGGTGAAACTAAAGATCATAGTCGTAATATTAGTCCTTGGGGCATTGTTATTGGTGGCGAAGAACTTCATAACAACCACCACTTGGACCCAGCGAGTCCCAAGCTCAGCAAAAAGTGGTTTGAATTTGATATAGGTTGGATGTGGTTGTCGATTATGCGAATATGTCGCTTGGCCAAGCTAAAACAGTAAATATAGTATGAGAGCAAAAGAATTAGAAACTATCATTTACTTTGCATACGGGCATAACACATCATCGGAAACTATGCAACACCGATGTCCTAATGCTGAACTAATTGGAGTAGGTGTATTAAACAATTTTAAATTTGCGCTTCACCACTATGCTAATATAGTAAACGATGATCGCGAAAAGACCTATGGTGTATTATGGAGAATTACCTATAAGGATCTTAAAGCATTGGATAGTGATGAAGGGCTTCACGATCATTACAATCGTATACCAGTAGAAGTACACTCAAAAGGCAGAATGTTTAGGGCAACTACCTACATCATGGATCCTGCATATAAACCAAATAGCGATGCCAACGATAATTATATCAAAGCAATTGCAAAAGGGTACTCAGAACATGGAATACCTAGGGATCAACTAACACAAGCAATTACAGATCAATAAAAAACCACCCCGGAGGGTGGTTTTTGTTTTTATAGTATAACTTACTCTAAGGCGCTATGCGCTAATATAATATTACTTCTTAGAAGCACCTGCATTGACAAATCCGTACATTTTCTCTGCGGCTTCTAGTACTTTATCCAATCCTGGAAACTCTGGCATTGCTACTGAGCTAACAATTTGACCTGTCTTCTCATCTTTCTTTGCAGAAACTTCCCAACCAGCAAACTTAGCATTGTACTCAGCTTGTAGTTGATCTTTTGCCATTGCTAGGATATCTGAACGGATTTCGTATCCGTTTTTATTAAATTTAACTTCTGGTAGTTTTGGTGTAAATTCAGACATATTAAACTCCTGCTTTCTTGTAGATTGCATCGCTAGCGTTTTTAACGAAAGCTTCTGCAATAGCTAGAGAGCTTTTAACAGAGCCTTTGGCAAACTCAGTTTGTGCGTCAACTAACTTTACTAATTCTGCTTGGAATTTTTTGTCTTTAACAAACGTCTCAACGAATGTCTTTTTAGCGTTTTGAACGCTGTCAATTGCAAAATCAAATGTAAACATAATTTTCTCCTGTGTGTGTATGTTTTTACTTAAACAACAACCTTGCTGTCTAAGTATTATTATATATCTCTTTTAAGATAAAAGCAAGCTCTTTTAGGACTTAAATGCCCAAGGCTTGGCCATGCGTTTGCCCATATAGTCTACCACTGCTAAGTTTACATCGGCTGCCTCGTTGATGTAGGTAGTAATGTTAGGACTATCTAATTCAATATCGGCTAGTGTTTCACCGTGATCATTTTGCATATGAATTCCATGCTTAGTACATAGATGCTTGATCACAGAGTTAGTACTCAAACAGACCATACAGCCTTTGAGCTTGCCCTGTGTGCGACACCATTGTATAACACGTTTCATAAGCAAACTGCCCATGCCCTGACCTTGGTATCCTTTAAGAACGCTAAAGGCCAGTTCCATTTCGTCCTGTAGAGCAATATGCCCAACAGCAATAAAGTCTAAGTCGTCATTTTCGATAGCAAACAGAATGTTCTTTTCTGGCTCAGATTCAAACTTAGCACATAGTTTGTCTATTATTTCGTCTTGAACATGATAACCAAAACGTAGATACTTGCTGGCCTCATCTAAGGCTTTTAAGTGTTTACGGTACTTTGAGTATTCGTGTGGCAATACTCTTCGAACTGCGGTGTAAGGCATATTACTGTGCTATTATTAGATAAACAACGATGGCTATAATAGCCCAGCATGCAACTTTGTGTCCGTATTCGCGCTCAAATCGTGCAATAGCTTCGGCCATGTTATGCTCCGTAAAGTGCTTTGGCTTCTTCTACTCGACCTTGACGAGCAAGATAACTAGCGTGGCGAGCTTCGCCTACTGATACCAGTATTGACCAAACGGTGTTTAGTATTGTTTTCATAGACCGCGACCCCAATATTGTGTATTGTTGCTTTCATACTGGCGTGTCCAAAAATCTACTTCTGCCGCATTGGTTGGTTTTTTGCTGTTGATATACTGCTCTAGACGTGATTGTTGATTTGTTTCGAATAACTTGGTAAGTTTTTCTAATAGTTTTGTCATTTTGTGACTCCTTTAAGTGTGTGTAAGTGAATACCATATCATGGTTTCTACTAAGTTATTTATACGATTATATGTTACAATAAGATTTAATACAAATTTTAATCTATCCAATCTTTTGTGTAAATATACTGTGAGACCGATTCTATGAAAATTAAAACAAGATCCATATTACAAGAATTAAACGAAGTTGCGGAAAGGCGTAATACTGATGCTCTAATTGAAAGCAGAGCTACCAATATTATCAATTCTGCAATAAATCTATTGGAAAGTATAAACAAACACTATGATGCAGAATCGGCAGGCGAATTAGAGCGCAGACTAATAAACGCTATTAAAGGACAAGATCCTGCTAAGTTTACTCGCGGCGTCCGTAGGATTGTAGAAGCACGTAAACAAAACAAAAAATTGGTAGAAAGCAATGAAGATTGATTTATTCGAAGGTGGCAATGTTTTTAAAGATGATGCTGGTACAATACTGACCAAGCGTATCAACAAGGCTGATGTAATTCCCACAGTTCAGTGGTTAGAAACTATTACCGGGTTAGAACTAACAGATCATATGTTAGGTACAACTGGTAAGAAAGAAACCAGCGGAGACCTTGATCTAGCAATAGATGCCAACGAAGTAAACAAAGACGAATTTGCTAAAAAACTAGCAGACTATATCAGCAAGCAAGGCGGTAATCCTAAAGAATGGATTAAAAAGTCTGGAGTTAGTGTACACTTTAAAACCCCAATTAAAGGCAATGACGAATTAGGCTATGTTCAAGCAGACTTTATGTTTGGCGAGCGTGACTGGATGAAATTTAGTATGACAGGCGGTGGTGAAAATAGTCCGTACAAGGGCGCACATCGTCACATGTTGTTGAGCAGTATTGCCAAAGCTAAAGGTATGAAGTGGAGTTTCCAAAACGGATTAGTAAATCGTGAAACTAACGAAGTTATTACCAAAGACCCTAACGAAATTGCTAAAAAACTATTAGGACAAATGGCTGGTCCTAAAGATCTAGATTCTGTGGAAAGCATTTTAAATGTAATTATGAAACTGCCTAACTATGAACAGTTAGTAGCAGATGCTAGAGAAAGTCTAGCCAAAGACGGTGTAGAACTTCCTAAAGCCGCACAAATTGAAAGCTATCAGACCGGTACACCTGCGTGGTTCCGCCGTATGATGGAAGCTACAAAATAACCAAAATACTAGTGTATCTGCACGTTTTCGTCCAATCCATATAAATAATATGCCGGTCCCGGAGCGGGATCATTGATAAGGAGAAAACATCATGGCAGATTTAACAAGTTTAGCGGTTGGTTCAACAACCCTAGGTGCAAACTACCTAAAGGCAGAAACACCATTTTCACGTTTCGGTACACGTGAACTAACATTTTACAAAATTACCGGTTACACAGGTGTAGCAACAGGCGCAGGCAATGCAAACAGCACATACTCACAAATTCTACGTGGCGTACAGTCTGTAACTGAAGTATATTATGCTTCAGCCGCATCAGCTAACGTTGTTATCGTTGCAGTTGCATTGAACACAGACGAAACAACAGCTACAGCCGCTCAAGGCAACAGCAACGCAGTTGCTTCTTTGAAGGCAGCTATCGAGGCAGTTGCAGGTGGTACAGCTACAGTAGCTTCTACAGGCATTTTCCAAACTAGCTAATAGTTTTAAATTCTCAGGGATGGGAAGCATTAAAGGACCGCAAGGTCCTTTTTTGTTGACTGATTTTTAATCTGTGTAAATAGTAGCAGATTATGTCATTATATAAAGTCGTCACACTAGTTGACATCACTAGAAGTAATCCTAGTCGAATGGAAACTAACAAAACAAAAATTGGTCAGCAGGCCAATTTTAATTCTCTTATACAGGTTATTGGATTGAGAGCCAACTTCACTTGGCGCAATGATCCTAAACAAAATTCAGGAACACTACCATCACCGTTTGAAGGACGTGCGACCTATTGGGAATGGTACTTTGAAACTGAACGAGAAGATAGTTATAACGACGGAGTCAACCCAACAGGACTATTACACACTGACCTAGAAGGTGTTCCAATAGTTGCTTTGCTAAATAATTCAGTGGATATAGATCCGGCAGTATTTAAGACCCAAGGCGATAAGGTCAATATTTGGGTCGAAGAAATAAATACACTATAAGGCAAAATAACTAGGCGTTCAATCATACATTAGGCACATGGCTCGGAGCGAGCACTTGACTTATCACATTGGAGAGCCGGTAATGGCCACAGCAACAGCAAAGAAACCTCGCGTGAGCGAAGCAGTACCACAACTCGCACAATTGCCCGAGCGTGTCAGCGTACTTGAAACTAAAGTTGAAAACATCAACGAAAAACTAGTTGACCTCAAATCCGACGTTAAAGAAATGCACGACTGTTTAGATCGTACAGGTGATAAGTTAGATGCTAAACTTTGCGAAATGCAAGAAGAATATCGTGCCAACAGCAGTAAGTTTTTTGAACACGCAAATAAGTTACACGCAGAAGATGTTGCAACTCATAGTAAATTAGGTTCTCGTATTGACGAGCTAGAAAAAGTTAAAAGTAAGTACACAATGTATGCTATGGTAGCTCTAGCATTTGCCGCAGGCACTGGCTGGTTAAATTCTGTAAGTTTTCCGCACATTCTCAAGTTCTTAGGATTGTAAAATAAGAACACGTAAATAAGGACCATGGTGTCCTTTTTTAATGACTGAATTATCTAAACGCTTAGAGCAAACACTACGCTCGGCAATTGCTAAAAACCCTATACTTCCTGTTAAAGTTGCAGACGGAATCCTTGTAGGTGATGCAAAGATCGTCAGTGAAGGTACTGTAAAGCATATTTGGTATTGTGGCGAATTAGTATATAAAGAAGTTAGTCTAAATGCAGTAGCAATTAAAATAGCAAATATGTTAGCTTCTAAGAAATCACACATCCATATAGATGCAATATACAACGCAGATCAAGAATACGGACGTTGGTTTATTGATAGTCAAATGCTTAGAGCACAATACCAGAAAGCCGTGGCTAATAAGGATCACGAAAAAGCCGATACACTATGGGCTAAGTACTGCGAAAGCAAGGATAGAACGGTAATATCCAAGAAAAAAGCAGAACAGTTAGCCACTATCTGAATAAATATAAGATACAATCTGGACCCAATAACATGAGAACATCAGACATATTTGTAACGACCGCTGAAAAGCTAAACGAAAGCATTGAAAAGGTTTTTGGTAAAAAATTAAACCTAGAATCTTTTGATCTTCCAAAGCTACAGGATGCTCGTAACAAACTACGCACACAACTTTCACAGGTTCGTAGCGAATCTAGTTTTAACGAAACACTAGAAAACGAAGCCTATACAGAAGCACAGTGGATGCTAGACGCTATCAATGCTGAAATTGCAGAACGTGCCGAGTTCGTTGTTGGTCCAGTACAAAATGAAGGCGGTAAGGATGAAATTGCTAGGGAGTTAGGGCAAATTGCCAACGAAGAAGATTACGATAAACTATATGATCTGTTGAGTGATAGCGGCCCTGTTGGAAAATACCTACAAGGTCAAATTGAAGATATTACTGCCGAAACAGGTCTACACCCTAAAGATGATTTTGAAAGAATTGAGCAAATGCTAATGGATCGTATTCAAGACGAGTTTGCAGACTATGGATCAGGTTACGACGGCGATCGTGAAGATCCACATGGTTATGACGATACTGATGATAGTTATGCATTAGCATCAGCAGGTCATGGTTCCGATGAAGACTACGAAAGTTTTGAAGTTGAAGATAGCACTGACCCTGCCGACAAGGGCGAATACGATCGCGAAGGCGATATGGCACAGGACGATCTAACTACTGCTGAAGAAGCCGCAGAAGAATTAAAGAGCATTTTAGATGCAGACGAAAACCTACCAGAGTGGGTGCAGGCTAAAATTACTAAAGCTGTTGACTACTTAGACACAGCACGTGATTATATGAAATCAAATGAAAGCATAAACACAGGAGATAATATGCGTAAATTAAATGAAGGTGAAATCCAGCAAGCCAGCGCGATTGTCACTGCAAAAACAATGGTAGACAGAGTAGGTCGTTGGATTGAAGAATTGTCTGGTATGGAGAATGACACACTACTAACATTAGGTGACAGTATCCGTGACGAGATGGGTGCAGAACAAGCTAAGAATTTTATCTCAGCTTGTGCTCCAGCTATTCAGCAAGCTCTACAAAACTTAAAAGACACACGTGAAGCACTAAGTTCAAGCGTTCGCGCATTGACTGGTGAAGAACAAGGTGCTGAAATGTTAGGCGGTGAGCCAGCAGGCGATGAGATGGGTGGCGAAATGGGCGGTGACGAGTTTGGCGGAGAAGCTGAACCAGATGCAATGAATCCAGAAGCAGGTGCTGAAGATGAATTCGCAGCCGCAGAACCAGCAGCCGGTGGCATGAACGATGCAGGTCGTGAGAAGCGTGAAAGCATCGACTATTCAAATCGTTTGTTAAAAGTTCTAGCAGGATGAAATTATTTGACGTTGTAACAGAAAGCGAATTCACAAGGATTCGCGAGCTGGCTCCAGACCCGGCCGCAGCCGCACCGGCACCTAGTGGTGCTCCTTTATCGGCTGCTCCGGCTGCTCCTCAGCAAGATCCACAGATGCAACAAAAGATGATGGCTCAACAGGCATTAGATCGTCAGAAAGCAAAACAAGAACTTACAACAGCAATTAAACAAAAGCAAGAAGAAATTGCCGCATCACAAAAGCAATTACAAGACATGCAAAAACAACTGGCTACAATGAAATGAGATTTTTTGAATTTGCAGAAGATTTAGATAATGTTGATAGATTCGTAGTTACACTACGTAATCTAATAGGGCGTGCCGCTAGCAAGAAAGCACCGGCTCAAATGAATTGGGCCGCTTTGAATCAAATCTCCAAAGCTAGTGGCGATGAATTATCTGCGGATTACGAAACATTCAAAAGCATGTATGACTCTAGTCCAGTTATACAAAAGCTAGTTAAAAACTTTGACGCCGATGGCGTTACACTAAATGTACCAGGTGCTCCAGATGATCAACAACAGGCCCAAAAAGGTGCCCAAACTGCTCAACAGCAAGTAGATCAAACAGCCGATTCAGCCGCCGCTGGGCAATTGGCACAATCACAACAAACTCCAGCACCTCCTGCTCAGGCTTGACACGCTCTTAAAAAGAGTGTACTATATATGTTATGACTGAACAAATCCTAACACCACCACCATTCGTTGAACGTTTCCAATATAAAAATTGCAAACAGGTAAATGATCCAATCACACGTAAACGTGTGTATCTTACTCCGGATGGTGAAAGCCTTCCTAGCGTGACTACAATCCTTAGTGCTACCAAAGACATGACCCATTTGAATGAATGGAAAGACCGTATTGGACATGCCAAGGCACAACAAATTACAACTGAAGCCGCAGGGGTTGGTACTGCCATGCATGCCAACTTAGAACGCTTTGTTGTAGGCGAACAACGACAGCCAGGAAACAATCCTGTACATGTTCAAGCAAACAAAATGGCTGATGTTATCATTGCCAACGGTCTAAGCAAAGTTGACGAAATATGGGCAATGGAACAGAGTTTGTACTTTCCGGGTTTATTCTCTGGTACAACTGACCTAGTGGGCGTACACGAAGGTGAACCTGCTGTAATGGATTATAAACAAACTAATAAACCTAAAAAAGCAGAATGGGTCGAAGACTACTATCTACAGCTAATGGCCTATATATTAGCACATAATGAAGTCTATGGCACCGACATTAAAAAGGGTGTTATCTTTATGTGTTCGCGAGACTTTCAGTATCAGCAGTTTACTCTAGAACCTAAAGACTTTAACAAGTGGCAAGATGCTTGGTTAAACAAGGTTGAAGAGTACTATACAACGGGCCTACAAGGGTACAAGCAACTACTTACCCAATAAGATAAATACTCGAACAAGGGTATATATCTAATGGCCGTTATTCAAATCTCAAAAATACAAATTAGACGAGGTCTTAAAACTTCCGGTATCGGAATACCTCAACTTAGCTCGGCTGAATTTGCATGGGCTATCGATTCTCAGGAATTGTTTATTGGTAACGGATCAATTGCCGAAGGTGCTCCTTACGTAGGGAACACAAAAATCCTTACCGAGCACGATAATATTTTAGAACTAGCCGCTAGCTATCGTTTCGCATCTAGCGATCCAAGTATTGGATATAGTGTTGCAAGACCATTGCAAGGCAAACTAGATGAAACAGTGAGTGTTGCTGATTTCGGTGCAGTTGGCGATGGTAGTACAGATTGTGTGGCCGCGTTTGAAACAGCCTTTAATCAACTATTCCAAAATACAAATTCAATATACAAAAAAGTTTTACTAGTTCCAAACGGCGAATACCTATTCCTAACAGATCTTAAAATTCCTAGTACCGTTGTACTGCGTGGAGAAACACGTGATGGTGCTGTATTAAACATTGGTGCTAACAACGTTACCTTTATTACCGAAGACGGACATGAAGTTGCTGATTTCAACAGCACTAATAGACCAAAGAACGTTAGCATAGAAAATTTAACTTTCCTAAGAACACAAGGTGTGGTAGAGATTACTGGCCTAGCTGACTCTGCCTTTAAGGGTGTAAAGTTTAAAGGTAACTATGTACTTGGTAATAGTGTTGTTGACCTAGCTTCAAGAACTGCCGCAGTATATTGGAGAAATAATTTATTAGGTACTCGAGTTGACAATGTAACTTTTGACGGATGCCTATTCGAATCAAACGCATTGTCTATCAAATGTGTACAGACATTGGTTGCACAGACTAAAGTAACTTTTAAAAATTCTAAATTCTTTATCGGTGATGTAGGTGTATACATCAGCGGAGTAACAACACAAAGTAACAATTGGACCTTTGACCATTCTGAATTTGAAGAAATTGCTAAACAAGCATTTATTTCTACTCAAGGTAGAGACACATTGTTTATTTTCTGCGATTTTAAAAATTGTGGTAACGGTGTAAACACCGCGGCATTACCAGCATACCAAGTTGTAACATTTGGTGAATCGCTAAACAATCAATTGATTAGTTGTACTAGCAATAGACATCAAGCCGCAGGTATTACCACATTGTCTACCACAGCCGCAATTGCTGAAGTATCCAATGCATCGGCCGCAAAATTTATCGATAGAAATCATACAGATATCTATCTCAGTGACAGTTACAGACCATTAGCAGTTTTCCCGGCAGCTAGCAGATACATATATGTTGAATATTCTTTACATCTTAGTTCGTATTCACGAATTGGAAAATTGACTATTTCAATAGATGATGATCTTAGCTCGGCTGCCATTACCGATGAGTATCAATACTCAACATCTTTAATAGCTCAACCAGGAGGAGCCCTTATGACTAATTTTGAATTTAATGTCGAACTAAAGGACAACGATACCGACAGTGGTATTGATACAATTCTATTGTCGTATCAGAACCCACTGGCATCTGGCTCAACCGGAACAATCTCGTATAACATAACGTACGGTGTGTGATGTTCGATTCGTTTGGCACCGAAAGGTTGACCAAATGGAAAGAGTTTAGAGAGCAACTAGACCACAGCTCAGAACCTTGTTTGGATGTTGCCAAACTTTGGAGTAGAGCCCCATTTGTCAATCCTTACTTAGATCCATTAGATCCCCCAACTTGGCCTGATCCTTGGCATTTAATACTGGATAATCGGTATGATGATCTTGCTATTGCCCTAGGAATGCTGTATACTTTAAAATTATCTACAAGGTTTATGGCATCTCATTTTGAGATACATATGTCTATGTTAGGACAGAAAGATACTCAAAATTTTTTTGTTGTAATAGACAAAAACCAAGTTTTAAATCAAGAATATGGATCAGTTACTAGTTTTAATCAAATCAAAACACCAACCAGCATTATATGGGCTGGAACAGAATTACCATAAATATTTGCCCCTGGACTTAGAGATACATCAATGACAATAACAGTAATTAAAAGAAACGGAAACAGAGAGCCATTAGCCGTAGAAAAATGGCAAGCCCAGGTAGCAAAAGTTTGTAAAGGCATTGCTGACGTTAGTCAGTCAATGATTGAAATCAAAGCACAACCTCATTTCTATGATGGTATCACCACAGAAGAAATTGACGGCATAACACTTAGAGCTATCGTAGATCTTATCGACGTAGAATCGAACCCAGACGTTGGACACACTAACTATCAGTACGTAGCAGGTAAACAACGTCTGAGCATGTTACGTAAAGACGTATACGGCCAATATGAAGTACCTAGTCTATATTCTATTATACAAAAAAATGTAGCCACCGGCTTGTATACTCCAGAGCTTCTTGTATGGTACACCGAAGACGACTGGAATAAAATGGATGCTATGTTAGATCATGAAAAAGACGAAACATATTCATATGCGGCCATTGAGCAACTAATTGAAAAGTACCTTGTTAAAAATAGAGCAACAAAAGAAACTTATGAAACTCCACAGATTAGATATATGGTTGCAGCCGCTACGGTCTTTCACCGAGAGGAACCTAACTCGGCTAGAATGCGTTATATTAAAGAGTATTACACTGCCGCTTCAGATGGCTTGTTTACTCTTGCTACTCCTGTTCTCGCTGGTCTTGGAACTCCTACTAAGCAATTTAGTAGTTGCGTCCTTATTCGTAGTGATGATGATTTGGACTCCATTTTTGCTTCTGGTGAAATGATGGCCAAGTATGCCAGCAAACGTGCAGGCATTGGCTTAGAGATAGGACGTCTACGTCCATTGGGCAGTCCCATCAGAGGTGGCGAAATTATGCACACCGGCATGATCCCATTCTTGAAGAAGTGGTTTGGAGATCTGCGTTCATGTTCACAAGGAGGTATTCGTAATGCGAGTGCTACCGTGTTTTATCCTATTTGGCATCATCAGTTTGACGATCTTATCGTTCTCAAGAATAATCAAGGAACTGAAGAAACTCGAGTCCGACACATGGACTACGGAGTCGTACTATCAGCCTTCTTCTGGAGAAGATTCAAGAATAAAGAAAACATAACATTCTTTGATCCCAACGAAGTACCAGACTTATACGAAGCATTTTATAAAAACACAGCCCTATTTGAAGAGCTGTATGTAAAATACGAAAAACGTAAAGACCTACGCAAGAAAACTATGAATGCAGAAGATGTATTCAAAGGTGGAATTTTAAAGGAGCGTACTGATACAGGTCGCATATACCTTGTGTTCATCGATAATGTGATGAAGCAAGGACCATTTGATCCTGAGTACCACACAATCTATCAGTCAAACTTATGCTGTGAAATCCTATTACCTACTAAATCTTTTAAGCGTCTTGATGATGCTGATGGCCGCATTGCTCTTTGCACACTCGGCTCGATCAACTGGGGAGCATTCCGTAATCCAGAAGA